CTAGATTTAAAGTAAGCGACGCTACACAATCTGACTTTGTAATGGGGCTTGGTATTACAGATACCACACCTCTTGATACAACTGATGGTGTTTTCTTCCTTAAAGCAGACGGCGGTACAGGTCTTGATTTCTTAATAGAAAAAGATAACACTGCGACAACCACTTCAAGCGTAGCAACAATTGCTGACGATACGTTTATTACAACTACTTGGTTTATTGATCCTGACACTTCAAAAGTATACTACTCAATAGACAATGCTGAACCTGTAGCTGTGGCTAACACTAACCTTGTTACTGACGAAGAACTTACAGTTTCATTCGGTATACAAAATGGTGAAGCAGCAGCAAAAACTATGACTATTGACTACGTAGTAGCAGCAGTCGAAAGATAGGAGTAAACGATGGCAGATGCAGTAACATCAACAACAATACAAGATGGTGATAGATTAGCTATAGTACAGCTAACTAACACATCTGATGGTACTGGTGAAAGTGCAGTCACAAAAATAGACGTTAGTGCTTTAGCTACTAATAGCGCTAACGGTCAAACTTGTACGGGCGTAAAGCTTGGAAAGATTGTTTATTCAACTTTTGGCATGAGTGTCAAACTTTTATGGCATGCGACTACCAATACTATTTGTTGGGATCTTAATTCAGACTATACGACGGACGAAGACTTTACAGGCTTTGGCGGTATACAAAATACTGCTGCGGCTTCTGGCAAAACAGGAGACATCAAGTTGACTACGACAGGTGCCTCAAGTGGAGATTCTTACGTTATAGTTTTGACTTTAATTAAAGATTACAGCTAGGTAAGAGCATGGCTGAATACAGAGGTAAGACAGTGTCTCTGAACAAACCAAGGGCTATCTCAAAAGGTAGCCCTGGTTATGGCAAAAAACGTAAAGAAGTCTTTGTCAAAAATTGCAGCAGCGAAAGTTCTAGAGTCAAACGTATAACCTTTGGTGATGCAAAACTTGGTATGCACAAAGGTACCAAATCAAGAAAAAAATCTTATTGCGCTAGAAGTGGCGGAATAAGTGGTACTACAGATAGATGTAGCGCTAATTATTGGGCCAGAAAAGACTGGGATTGTTAGTGGCTAAGAAAAAAAACAAAACCAAAAAAGACGCCTGTTATCGTAAAGTAAAAGCAGGAGCAAAAGTATGGCCTTCTGCCTACGCAAGTGGCAGATTAGTACAATGCAGAAAAGTTGGCGCAGCCAATTATGGTAAAAGTAAAAAAAGACAAAAAAAATCTACAGGTGGTTTAGTTACTATACTTGGTCAAGGTGCGGTTATGTCCAACAGATTAAGATAATGGCAAAAAAAGAAACACTAAGAGATTGGTTCTCTAAAAACGATGGTACAGGATGTGTAGACTGCAAGACAGGTAAACCATGCTGTAGACAGAAAGGCGAAAAAAGAAAAGGATATCCTGCATGTAGGCCAACAAAGGCACAATGCACGTCAGCAGCTAAAAAGAAAACAGGACCTGCCAGAATCAGTTGGAAAGATGGTAGAACAAAAAAATCTGAAGGCGGACTTATGAGTAGCATATCAAATCAAAACCGCATCAAAAAGAAAAACGGTGGTTTTATAGCTAAAGGCTGTGGTAAAGTTATGAACAATCGTCGTAAAGTAACGACTATAAGTTAGAGAAAAAATATGGCAACAAAAAAAGTAACAGCAGATAAAAAAATGGAAGCCAAAATGAAGGCTAGACAAAATGCTAAAGTAAGACCTGATGAGCCAGTAGAGGAAACCAGGATTTATTTAAACATGCCTAAGAAAAAAGCAACTGTTAAAAAAACTCCTGCTAAAAAGAAAAATACTAAAAAATAGAGGTTTTGTATGTTTAAAAGAACTAAAGGGTACGCAGCTGGAGGTAAAGTAAAATCTAAGGGCATGCGTAAGGGTGGACCGATGAAATCAAAGGGTATGCGTAAAGGCGGACCTATGAAGTCTAAAGGTATGAAAAAAGGTGGGCCAATGAAGTCTAAGGGTATGAAAAAAGGCGGTCCTATGAAATCCAAAGGATACGCAAAGGGCGGCAAACTTAGTAAGCCTTAAACGTGGCTTATCTACAAAGCAACATCCCACATTTCAAATGCTGGGTTAGAAAAGAGTACACACATAATCACGAAAAATATCATGGCGAGTTTTTACACGCTATGGTTGTTGCTGTTACGACTATGCCGTGTCGTTGTTTAAGTTTTCAAGTTATATTTACAGGCATAGAAGCTGAAGGCGAAGAGGAAGATACAATACATGGTGGGGCTATGTGGGCTAGGATGCCCATCACTGCTTTAGTAGGAGATACTCCTTTTGAAGACTGGCCAGAGCCAATGGCTGTTCACGATGCCCAGCCCTGGGATTGTTCATCACATAATCATGCAGTTTACGTTATAGATAGAGCCACACCCTGTCCTTGGATGGCTAAGATTGACGGTAATTTTTATCCAGCTAAATATATGTTTACAGTAGATTATTCAGAAAATGAAATAGCTGATGATCCTGCTCAACATAAACAAAGTCACGTACTAGAATTATTAGATGCTGGAGAATGGACTGGCAATATAGTTGCACTACCTAACAATCGCGTAAGAGTCACACACCCAGCTTGGTTTGAAACAGGCTCTGGCGCACCTGATTTTAAGCCATCTGCACATATACATTATTCAAAGTCTGATTTAGACTATACGTTGGATGTAAATAGAATTTTTGATAACCTATACGCAGAGGACGAGTAATGGCAACATCAAACAGTACAAATTTTGAACCAAATGTAACTGAGTTTATAGAAGAGGCTTTTGAACGTTGTGGATTAGAACTGCGTACAGGATATGATCTTGTTACAGCAAAAAGATCTATAAATATTATGTTAGCTGAATGGGCTAACAGAGGTTTAAACCAATGGACTATAGAACAAACTACGCAGACGTTAACAGAAGGCACCAGTTCTTACTCACTTAACACCAATGTAATAGATATATTAGATATGGTCGTACGTCGTACAACAAATAGTGTAGACAATGACATCAATATAAGCAGAATAAGTCGTTCTGAATATTTGAATATACCTACCAAAACAACCAAAGGTAGACCATCTCAATTCTTTTTTGACAAGACTATAACACCAGCTATAAAAATATGGCCTGCTTCTGAAAACTCTACAGATATATTGGTATTTAATAAATTAGTTAGAATGGATGATGCAGATACTGCAATCAATACAATGGATATGCCGTTTCGTTTTTACCCTTGTTTTGCTGCTGGTTTGGCTTATTACCTTTCTGTAAAAAGAGCGCCAGAAAAAACGCAACTACTTAAAGGTATGTACGAAGAAGAGTTTCAAAGAGCTGCTGACCAGGATGAGGACAGAGCATCTTTCCGTTTAAAACCATCTATGAGAAGTAGTTATTAATGGCTTACGCTTTAGGTAAATTTGCTTTAGGTCTATGTGATCGTTGTGGGTTTGAATACAAACTTAATGATTTAAAAAAAGAATGGAACAACTTAAAAACATGTCCAGAATGTTTTGAGCCTAAAGCTCCTCAACTATCCCCAACTCCTGTAGTTACAGACTCGGAAGCTTTATACAATCCAAGACCTAATAATGATTTAGAAGTAGGTGAAGGATTTGTAGTAGTAACCAGTAGTTCTATATTTCAAGCTGATTTTATGAATCCATCAACACTAGGTTCTAACTTCACAATAACAAAAATGACAGCTTCATTAGGAAGCGTTACAATTAACACATGACTTATAGCGAGTTATATACATTAATTCAAAATTTTACAGATAATAACGAATCTACGTTTAATACTACGATTCCTGACTTTATTAAAAATGCTGAAGACCGTATATTTAACTTGGTACAGTCAGATTTTTTTAGAAAAAATGTTACAGGTAATTTATCTACAGGAAGTCGTTTCTTAACGTGTCCAACGGATTTTATTTTGAGTTTTTCATTAGCAGTAATTGATAGTTCTAGTGATTATCAATTTTTGCAAAAAAAAAAACCCAGCATTATGCAAGAATAAACAACTGATATAACAGATACCCATAGGATAGGACTGCCTTTATACTACGCTGACTTTGATAAGGAATACAACACTTCTACAAGTGCTGGAACTACTATCGTGGTTGCGCCATTACCAGACGCTGATTATTCAGTCGAGCTGCATTATCTTTATAGACCTGCCAGTTTAGTTACTGTTACCGCAGGGACTTGGCTTTCACAAAATGCCAGAGATGCTTTGTTATATGGCTCATTAATTGAAGCTTATACTTTTATGAAGGGTGAACCAGATTTACTCAACACTTACGAAACTAGATTCCAACAAGATATAGCTAGATTGAAAAATAGAGCAGAAGCCAGAGGAAGACGCGATGAATATCGCTACGACTCGCTTCGTTCTAGTGTAAGTTAAATAAAAGGAGAAAGTATGAAGCCTATCAAGAAACTTGAAGGCAAGACAGTCGCCATAGTAGGCA